TCAGCTTGCTGATCTTACCGAACAGGAGGTCTTAGACCTACTGGAGATGGAACAACGTCACGCCCGGCGCTCGACCATCTTAGTGCGTTTGCATCAGCGTTACACGGTGCTGCGCATGTTACGCGAACGGGCGGCTCTTATGGAGATGATAAATGAATCCTCAAGAACTACTGTATGAAGCTGCGCAAATCATTGACCAGCGCGGTCAGGGCTACGGCGGCATAGAAAACAATTTCCAGCTTGCGGCAGATCTGGCGACGCTGCGAATTGGGCGTGATTTTCACCCCTACGAGATCGCCATTATCCTTGCTTGCGTCAAGAATGCCCGCGCGTTCAATGCGCCGGATCACATGGACAGCCATGTTGACGCGGTAAACTATGAACTGTTCGCGGCGACGTTCGCGGACGATTACGCCATGTCACGCCAGCAGGTCCAGTATAAAACGCGTGCTAACCTAAAGCCGGCACGTTCGACGAAGCTGACCGTAATCGACGACAAGCCGAGCGACAGCGCTGTCGCTGGGGAGAGCGCGTAACTCTTTAGCCGCTTTGGTTTGGAGTTCGGCTGAATAGTCGACCAGCGGGGGGCACCTGCTGGTCGATTGACATCCACTAAAACTTGCCAGCATCAAGATCAATGGCAGTCTCATCTTTGGTTTTAGGTTCTGCAACCTGACCCCTTCAATCATTCGGCTTGGTGCCGCCGGTCACGTTCCAGTCTTTAGCGGCGACAAGGCCAAGCGCGACGAGCGCGTTCTGAAGATCAGCCCAGTTCACGTCCTTAGTCTGCCAAGCATGGAACAGCACCGACAGAAGCGTCAGAATGCCGGGGATCGTGGTCATCCAGTTAGCTAACATTTTGCCCTCTTTTAGTTACATGGCCGTGACGTGCTATCACGAGCGATACATTCGTAATACTTAAGGTCGGCGCAACCTGTCAGCGCGAGCATAAGTCCCGCACAACAGCATAAACGTCGTTTATTCGGTTTGACCAACCACGACCAAAGGTAGCCCATGTAGACAATCCTTTCAGGAAGCCCAGTCGTTTATCCGTGACCTTATTGCCAAGATAAGACTTGGCGGCAAGGATCGTCTTTGGGCCGATTATGCCGTCCTGTGGCACGCCAACGATGGACTGGAGATACTTAGCCGCGCGGCTGACGCCGCTGTTAACGGCGAAATCAAACACGGCGAAGTCGACACCATCCGGCAGATCATCGCCACGGATCTTGTCCCAATACTCTTGTTTGTAGATCGCCGCTACTTCCGAATCGGCGATCTGGAACACGTCCTTTTGGCTAAGCCCGTGCTTGGCCCGCCACGCATTGTAGGTATTCTGTGTGACGCCGTAGGCCGTGCGTCCGCCAGGATCGCGCGGATCATCGACCTTGCCGCCCTCGTAGCGCAGCGTCGCCTTTAGCGCGGCGTCATAGTTCTCTTTCATCGGTCAGCCTTTGTGCTGAGAAGATCACGGATACGGTCGAGCCGTTCAAACACTTGGTTCAAGGTCGAGTTAAATTCTTCGCGGGTGATATAGCGTCCGGCGACCAGCACTTCGATGTTGCCGACCTTCTCCGCCAGTTCCTTGTCGGCTTCCTGTAGATCCTTCACCGCCGCCCAAACGGTGTTGAGCGTCCAACCGCCCAGCACGCCGATGACGCCGATGGCGATGTCGAAAAGAACTTGATACTCGACCATCATTGCCTCGACATCGCGTTTTGATTTTCAGGAGCCAGCATATTCTGCGCAGCAATACCGCCTGTAATTGCGGCGCGGCCTAGCGTTCTTGCACGCGATTCTGGCGGGCGAACAGCGGCGCGGCGCGCAACGGCTTGCTCAAGAAGATCTGCCGCTTTTGCTGGATCGCGTGTCAAAACGTCCGCCAGCACCGCCGCTGTTTTACGGTTCAAATACCGCCCTGCCGTATCAAGGATTTTTTCCATGATGTTCAGCTTGCGATCTAAGAAGCCTGACGTGGCGCGTTTGGCTTCCTCAATGTCAGCCGTTGCAATTTTCTTGACTGGCTCTGACGGGCGTAATCCCGCCATAGCCGCCGCCTTATCAATACGGTCTATCTCTCTTGCCACCATGCCAAAATCGGTCAAGACTTCGGGTGGGACTGCGGATAGATCAACATCTAACGGCACGACAGGCTTAGTAGCACGCGCTTCGACCGATTGAAGTGCTTTTTGATTTTCAGTCAATTCAATTAGCCGATCATAATACGGCTTGTCTACAACGCGGCGGATTGCGTTTTTGTTTTCTGTCAGATATTTAAGCGCCTCTTCAGGCGTCCGTTTGTCAATAAGCCTAACCGCGCGGTCGACGATTTCTTTTGTGAGGGCTGATCTGCCAGCATCCGATAAGCGCCGTAAACCAGCCTGCATAGCCGCCGGATCTTTAAGCATTACATTAACAAAGTCTGCGCCCTTGCGCAGCGCTTCGCCCGTGCTTGTGCGGAAGAATGCCGCCTCACGATCAAGTTCGGCGCGTCCAGCGCGCAGCATTTCGGCCTGTTGGCGAACAGGTGCTAACAGACGTTCACCGTCTATGCCCAGCACTTGAAATTGCCGATTATATTTGCGGAGGAAATCATCTATTCTTTCAGGATTAACGACGCCGGATGTCTCTACGATTCCAGAGCTAGGGCTATGCGCCAAGTCCAGAATGCCATGCTCCATAGCATTGCGCGCTATTGCATCATCGCCAAACGTCGCGGCGAATTGCGCCGCCGTGTCTTCGTTGGCGAGAAAACTCTCCACAGTTTTGGACGGGATTATGCCGGACTGATTCTTCTTAGTCGTCCGAAATACGTCGTACGCAACGCCAGTCTTAAATCGGGGGACAAACTCAGTTCTGTATGCGTCAAGCGCTGCGCCATATTCTAGCTTAGCGCGCGTAGGAATACGGCTCTGATCGACAGCCGCGTCAATAGCATCGTGCAACGCATGTAAATCACCGAGGTCTTTCCCCGATACTTGTGCCGCCGCTATATCTTTATTGATCGATTTACGGACACGATCAATCTCTTCTAATGTCGCTCCGCGTTCCAATCGTCGAAGATCGCGTATAGTTCTATTAGCCACGCCAAGCGGCACATCAGCTAAACGGCTACCTAGAATATCTTCTGCGGTTTGAATTATACTGCGCGTAGGTATAGTCACATTTCCCGCAGACGCAAATGCTGCTTGGTATAGCGGCTGGATACGATCTCTACGAAATGTATCGCGTAAATCAACGGCGCGAGCGGCTACAGCTTCGCCGGGCGCGCGCTGACCAACAGCGGGAATCATAGCGCCAGCGGCCTGTTCGCGCGGCACAAACGCAGCTTGTGCTGCCGCTTGTTCGCGCAAAAGGCTGTTACGAACTTCATCAAGCTGCGCTCGCGCTTCGGGCGACATAGCGCGGCCTTGCTGAACAATCTGCTGGTCAATAGCAAAAAGTTGTTGCTGGATAGCCTGCAATCGCTGTTGTTCGCGGGTAAGCGCTTCGCGGCCTATAGCTGTCTCGCCAGTCGTGAGATCGGCTTCAAGTGTCGCCAGCTTTGGTTCGTAAAGTCTAGCTTCAGCTAAGCGTTGCGATGCTGGAACTTGACCAATAATGCTGGCTGGCTCTTGCCGAAAAGCCGCCGCAACATCTTCAGGGCGGCCCATAACAGACTCATATAGTTTGTTCGCCGCTGCGCGTTCTGCGCCGCCTTGTGAAACGATAGGCGAAACAAACTTTTCATACCCAGTCGCAATGCCTTTGCCCGCTAGTTCAGGAAAGGCAAGCGGATTGGTAAACCGCGAAACAGCGGCAAGATCCGCCGCGCCAGTTAAACCACCCAATCCGCCGGTGAGCCCTGACACTGCTGACAAAGCGCCAAGTGGATCTTTTTTAGCGAATTGCGCCGCACGTTCTATGGCTTCAACAGGCGACGTGACGGCGCGCATAATGCCTTTATGCACCGCCTGCGGAATACCTTGGATAGCTTGCGCCGCTTTGGCGCGGTTTTCTTCGGTCGTCAGGCCCATAAGACCTTCGGCAATGTCATAGCCCGCCGCGCCCATGCCGATGGCGCTCTCAGGAAGATTGAGCGCGGCTTCGCCCATACCCGCAACGACTTCTTCAGGCGACGGCGCGATACGTTCCGCTATGTTCGCCAGTTTTGCGACCGCCGGGCTTTTACGAACAGACTCTAAAAATCCGACTTCACCTGTGACTTCAGGTTGTTTGGCCTCGAACCCGCTAACGTCATAACCTTTACCGCGCAGCTTATCTATAAGCTGCGATCTGGTCATGTCTTCAGGCACATTCTTAATGACCGCGCCGTTAGGAAGCCGAACGTCCATTAGTCCCTCATCTGGTCAAGATCAATGGTGCCTTCTAACGGCTTCAATTTAGGTTCTTCGCCAGCTTTACCACGTCCGCGCGGCGACTCAAACCGCGTTGCTTCGCCAGTGCCGAGAAGCTGATTGATTGTGTTTAAGCGGCGCGTCGCAGACGCCAAACCTTCGGCGCTAGGTTCGCCGCCAACAATCTTCTCAAACGCTTCCATTTCCTTGGCGGCGTCCATCTGGCGCGCGGTAAGCCCAATAGCGCCTGCAATACGTTGCCGCATGATACCAGCAATCGTGCGAAGGTTATTATATTCTTCGGCGACCTGAGAATCGGAAAGACTACCAATTGCAAGACCAGCTTTAGTAGCCCGCGCTTTGGCTTTCCAATTTTCAGCCGTAGGATTGCCCGCGACTGTAAGTCCGCCGGCTTGAGCAAGCCGCCCAAGACCTTGATTGGCAGCTTGAACTGTTTCAGCAAGATCAAACTGTGATTGAACTTTAGACCGATCTTCAGGCGGCACTTGGCCAAGAAGTGCGCGACGATCCATAGTCCGTTTGACAATCTGTTGTTCAAGAGAAAGAGGCGCATTTACTTCGCCTGCAATCGGTTGCATACGGCCTTGATTGACAAACGCATTCGTCGGCCCCGGTTCTGGCGGAGCCATACGATTAGAAGGAACAAACGTCGGTTCAGTTTCAGAAAATTCGCCCGGACGTCCTGTGCCGTATGTAATGGTTTCGCCGGCTTTGCGAACAACAGGTTTTTTAGCTTCGGCAATGGTTTCTGGCGTCGACATGATTGCTTCGACCGCTGCTATATCGGGCCGCGCGCCAAGTCGTTTACGAATGCTGTCGGGTAGATCATTATAAACCTGCGCGTATTGCGCCGCAAACACGTCTGGTTCGCGCGCCATATACGCTGGGGCTAACAACCGTTGAGCAGTTTTAATATCTGTTTCAGTTCGCTTGCCTTTAGCTTCGCCGGCTTCAGCTTCAGCCTTACTTAATGCCGATGGAAATAGCTGACTTTTTTGCGCTATGTCTTGGCCGATAGATTTTCCGCGCATGGTTTCAGCTTCAAAACCCGCGAACGGCGTTATATATTGCCGAAAATACGCGGGGTTAGTGCGCGCGATTTCCATTAATCCTTGTCTTGTCAAGGGATTAAACCCCGGCCGCGCAAATAATCCGGCGGTCGCCGCGTCTTGCTGCGCTTCGCGCTGAGCTTGCTCAAGCTGCATTTGCGCGAGCGCGTTCTGCTGCTGGCGATAGCTCATCGCCTGCATCGTCGCAAAAGCGTTCATGGGGTCGAAGCCGCCGCCTTGGACCTGCGGAACTCCGGCTGCGATGTCGTAACGAACGGGCATGATTTATCCTTTAGCCGAATAAATTACCGAAGAAACTACCGTCCGAATTATAACCCGGTTGCGGGCCATAACTGCCGAAAGACTTCTGCGTCGGCGCAAAACGGTTCATCATGCTATACATCATATAGTTTTGCGCCGGGGACTGGAGCGCTTGCGCGAGCGATGTTGCGCCGCCCATGTAGCCAGACGCGCGAGCCTGACCGGCCTGCTCAATCCCTTGGCCAAGAGCCTGACCAGCGCCAAGCATCGTGTTAGCGATGTTCGTGCCTGTGCCAACCGCCGCGTTGCCGACGCCCTGCGCTGCGCCAAAACCAGTATTGACGCCGCCCTGAAGCAGATTCATTACATTGGTGCGATTTTGCATAAAGCGGTTGTAGGCGTTGCCGTATTCTTCTGACGCTAATCCTTGGCCAAACCGTTGCGCACCTTTTAACGCTGCGCCGGATGCGCCCATCCCGCTGGCCGCCATCTGACGCTGAACCGCCTGAAGACCCTGCTGCTCACGGAACTTATACGCCGGGTCCATCTGGAGCTGATCCAGCGTAGGCTGCTGCATCAAGCTGCCCGAATCGACGCCGGGACGCAGGCCCATGAGCGTTGCAAGCCGATTTGTGGACTCTTCGCCAAACTGCGAGTAGGGCGCATAGCCGCCCTTCGCAACACCGAACATGCGCTCTTGCTGCTGTCGAGCGGCGTCAGCTTGCTGCGCTTGAATAAGCGCCGACATCATAGACGCCTGAGATTGCGCCTGCGCCGCCTGTCCAGATGCGCGAGCGCCCATAAGGCCGCCGGCTATCTGTGAGCCCCCTAATAGGGCTAATGTAAACGGATTCATTACGTCACGGTCCTTCCGGTAGCGCGGATATTAATGGCCGAGGCCGTCCCGGCTATTGTAGAGATAAACCCGCCAGACGCCAAGGCATGGCCGACCAGTTCAGGGAATGTATATGTCTCACCGGCTTGAAGCGTCTTGGTCTTGACGATCAGATCAGAATTACCCGGCGTGCCGCTGGGATTGACCAGATTGACGCTGATCGTCGCCGCCGTCGCGCTATAGTTCGTCGCCGTGAACTTGTCGATAATCGTCGTCAAGCCCGTAGACGTGTATTGCGTCGTCTGCGTATTTTCCGCCGTTTTGGCCGGTATGATTACTGTGACTGTGACAGCCATGACAGATCCTTAGAAGAACGTAAACGACCCTATAAGGGCATACGAGAAATTCAACGACGTGGCCGTTTTATTCTGTATCTTAAACGCGCTCGTTCCGGCGTCCCAATAGACGTTTACTGTGCCCGCATTGTTTACAGTAGTCGTATATAAACCGCTGCCAGTAGAAACAAGCGATACAGGAGTGCCTGACGCACCGCCTCTGAGTTCAGCCAAAGCCGAAGAATTGCCTGGGTTTACGATTGACATAAACCCATATGTAAACGCGGACCCGATGTCAGCAGTTCCGTTACTAGCAATAGTAACGATAGGGCCATTCAGCGCTGAATTAGTATTTAGTCTTCTTGTGTCGACGTTAGATGTATAAACAGCATTCTGTGGTAAGGGCGTGGCGGATTCTTCGGGGCTATCCCCCCAAACTAAATACTGGCCTGTAAGAACCGCCGTTGAGTTAATTACCCAAAGACAGCTTTGAAGCGCTAGGCCATCAACAGTAGCATCTACATTTAGGCAAGTCCGCCCAACGCCACCTTGATACGTTATATTGCTAATCAGAGGGTCTTTAACATTACGCAGATAAATTCCGTTTCGGAAATTATCCAGCCTCGATTCCGCCACAAGAACATTCTGAGTTCCATACCCCGACGCATAAACACTATACGCCGTGGTATCTAGCCCTTGTTCAGTCCTAACGCCACGTAGAGTCACGTTATAGGACACCGTGGACGATGTAACATCGTTCCAATAAAATCCATGCGTTCCAAGATTCCACGTTTGGTAGCCATCAAACGTGAGGTTGGTCATGTTCACGCCGTCAAGGACGGTGACACAAGGGTTATTAGCCGCCGCTAAAAAACAATCTTGGAAGTGAAAGTGATCCGTGTGAATCGTAGCAAAGTTAGGGTTTACGCCTAATACGACTGGTTTATCAGCGTATGCCTTGAACCGCTGAACGGACAACGCCTCGCGGCCCGTCGTGTAAAGACCGCGCGATGAATTGGTCGCGTCACTCCAAAAATAAGACCCTGCAACGGCTACAACGCCGCCGCCAATTTCAATGTCCACAAGCGCAAATTCGCGAATGTCATTCAGGTTAATAGCCGTTTTAACGTATGTGTTATCATTGCTGTAGAAAGACATACTTTTCAACGAGCATTCGTAAAGCGAGTCTACACCGGCAGTAAACGAAAAACACGACCCGTTCGCCGTCGGCGCAAAATTTATCTGCGTAGACCGAATACCCTGTCCGACAAGATGAACGCGATCTTTTGCAATCGTAATCGTGCTGGTGACTTTATACAGGCCGCCGGGAAAAAAGATGGTGCCATTACCAGTCGAATAATAGTTGACCGCATTCTGGATGGCCGATGTGACATCTTCGACGCCATTACGCGCGCGAACGGATGCGATCTGCGCGGCGGTCATAAAGTCAAAAACGCTGACGACTTCACGCAACTTAGACTGAACGGTGGTGGCGACAGAGTTCGTGCCGCCTTGAATATAGCCGACAAGCGACGATCCGCTTGAACTGGCGAAGATATTAAGATCCGCCTGCGTAAGCTGCGGATAGATATTGTCGACGGTCCAGATCTCAACGTCGGTCGATGACTTCAGGACCAGCTTATACGGATTGGTCTTCAGCCAAACATTCGCTTCTCCGCGAGAGTCCAGAATAACTGGATTGGTGTTTGTAGACACACCGGCATAGTCGACATAAGTCGCTTGAGGCGTCGTCGTGCCAGCCGCATACGAATAAAGCTTGCCGCCGACAAGCGGATCTCCATTAGAATCAAAGAATTGCAGTTTAGGCGGCGGCGTAAGAGAAGCGACCATGATCTACCTCGTTGACGGCATACTGCCATGTTTTCATACGATTAGCAATCAAACCGCATAACAGAGAGTCAAGCGGAAATCGCTGGTATTGGTAAAATTTGTGTCTGTAAGACTGGCGCGGCCAGTTGTCGTTTGCTGAACTAAATTCAACGTTGTGCTGGAAATAACCGGAATGACTGCACCGCCAGCCGTTAAACCTGCCATATTAGCCGCAGGGTCAAAAGATCCAACACTATTGTCGCCCGCTGTCGGAAATGAACCTGTTCCTGCGACAATAGTAACGTCGCCGGTTGAAGATCCTTTATTAGACAGCACTATTTTGATGTAGAGGTGAACGAACCGGCCTATCTTTGTGTAGCGCCCGATCTGTGTCGTATAGGTTACGCCGGTCGAAGCGCCGCCGAACTGGATAATCGGCGTGAACGACACATCGGTCGATAGCGGGACGTTTTTCCAGTATGTTAACGCGCTATCATATTGAATAATGTCGCCATTATTTAGCGTTCCAAACTGGACATTGCTATCTGTGCCGCCTAATTTAGACCCCGGAATAACTTTTACTTGCACAGATCCATTTGTGCCGCCAGCCGCTTTTATGACTACACCGACTTGCACTTTAATGTTGGGCGCAGAAGGTTCTGTTATGGTATATCCACCAAGGACCGCTGGATTATACCAAATGGGTGATCCATCACCCAATCCCGCCGTATTGAGCCCATGAACGACGCCAAAAGCTGTGACGCGGCCATAGCCATTTTTGGCTATATTTTCAGTCGCTATGCCAACAATATCATTGGCGTCTGTCGTTCCTATTGGTGCGGGCTCAAATTTAACGACGCCAGTTGTGCCGTCTGACCCAGTTACAGCGATTACTTGGCCTTCGGTAATTGCTTCCGAGGCTCTTCCGTAGACATATAGTTCGTCGCCTATCTGCTGAGTAACAGCGCCGTTGCCCATGCGAAGATTAAGCGTTCCTGTCGAATCCCACCACATAGTCCCGGCAGGAAGCTGATCCGCGTTTGTAAACGACGGTAGTGTATTAAAACCAAGAAATCTTACGTTGTCTTGCTCGACAGACGCCATTGTGCCAAGATCTGGGCGTGGCAAAGTTAAAACAAGCTGCCGCAGACTATCAATCTGGGCCTGTAATTCGCTGGATATACCGGTTGGTTGGTTAAAAAGCTGTGCGTATATCTCATCAACGCGAGCGGTAAGTTCTTCAGACCGATTACCCGGCGAAACTAAAAGATCCTGCAAAGACACATCGGTAGTGCCGTTACCCGCTAACGTAAACAGATTAACAAAGAACCGATACCATTCGCGCGTAATCAATCCCGTTCGAGGGTCGGTAAGCGGGACACGCGGAGGTGTGATGCTGGTAATATTAGGCATTCGTGGGGCTCAAGATCAGTTCAGCGCCCATAATTGCAATCTTAACCGGATCTGTTCCCGACAGCTCATACACCCGATCACGAATCTTTAGCGTCATGCCAAGTCGCCGCCAGATCGTCCCGTAGCCATACGCGCCAATCTTACCCATTGATTTCCAATGTTCATTAGACCAAGTGTGACCGCCATCGTCTGACCAGCGCAGCATGACCTGTGGATCAGTGCCCTGCGTTGTGCCGTCCAGACCTACGCCTGTTTGGCAGTCTAGCTGAAGGCTGTGCTGGGTCGTGCGTTTAAGATTGTTTTCGCCCGTCGGAAGCGCCCGCCAAGAACGCAGCCACTTTTGCACGCCGCTGTAGTCGTCGTATTTGTCAAGGTCAAAATAGTAAATGTTGCCGTTCTCATAATCGCCAACAACAATTCTATTGTTAAAGTTCATCTGGCAGTTGCTACGGTGCCGCGCAAACTGATCGTTTACCCAGCTCGCGCGCTCATGCCATGCGCCGGTCGCCACGTCGTAAACCCACGTCGTGTTAGCGTTGGGAAAATTCAGCACGTAAAAGGCGTGGCCGTCCTGCTGATACGTGTAGCCAACAGCGTCGCTAAGATCTGTGTATTGCTGGATTTGCCACTCAACGGCGTGCGTCGAAATACGCTCGCCAGTGTAGCCTTTGGCTTTGTAAACAATACCGTTACCGCGCGCGTCAGCGCCCAGCCAGAACAGGGTGTTGTCCAGCTTGGCGACAGAATAGGCCGCTAAGCAGCCGATTTCGTTGAACGCGCCTTGAATACGGGTAAGCGGGAAATCTGGCAGGCCAGCGTCATACCAGACTTCGACAGTGTTCGTGCCAAAGATCCAGACTTCGCGATGATCGACGATCAGAGACACGATGTTATCGGGCGAACCTTCGGCGCTGGCAAAGTCAAGCGGGTCAATCAACAAGCCATTATAAGATGCGGTAAGCCAGATCTTTTGGCTGTTCGGCTGGTTAAAGACAAAATAGCCGTCGATGAACCCGACAGTAACCGCGCCGGGAAAATCAGGGTCCAGAACTTGTTCGAACGTATTGGTGCTGGGTGTGAATATATACGCGTCAGGATTGGTGACGATAATCAACTGCGTGCCGTTGTCAGACATGCTGACCGGCCCTGTGCCTGAAATGGTGCCGCGAAGAACGGCGTTCCATTCGGTGTCAAGCTGATAAAACTCAGACCCGGATGCGACATACCCATAACCGCCAAAAGTCCAGAGCCCACGGATAGGTCCAGCGCCGATAGTGGTTATGAGCGACAGTCCAGGGCAGCGCTGAAGCCATGCGGCTTCTTTGCCACCTTCAGGGACGATTTCGGGGTAGAGATTAACGCATCTACTATTGGCAGCGTTTGGACTTCGCAGTACGTAACTACTTCCCAGAATCGGACTTTTCATGGTAAAACCTCCGCATCAAAGGAGGCAACATGCTTACCGCAAAAATTCTGCGCCAAGAGTTGTTCTACGACCCGGATACAGGTGTTTTTACGCGCCGCAAAACGGGTGAGATAGCCGGCGATAAAATGAAAACCGGATATTGGCGCATAAATGTGAATGGCCATCGATATACTGCGCATAGATTGGCTTGGCTTTATGTCACGGGAAGTTGGCCGGTTCACCATGTAGACCATATAGACGGGGATAAAACTAACAACAAATTCAGCAATTTGCGCGACGTGAGCAGAGCGCAGAATTTGCACAACATCCCTAGACCAAACTGCAATAATGCGGCAGGTTTCAGAGGTGTATCGCTGCACCAAGGAAAATGGCGTGCGCAAATAATGCTCAACCGCAAGCACATCAAGATAGGGTGTTTTGATACGCCTGAAGAAGCTCATGCTGCCTACCTTAGGTATAAGTCCTTGATTTATCAATAGTTTCCGGCGTAGATATTATAGCGCTGGCGGGTGCCCACAATGCTGTATGGCAGCGCCATAATGTCATCCGGGTTATTGATACGCTTCAGATTGCGCTTGCTATACATGGCGATGCGCTGCACCTGCGCTGACGGCTCGACGCCAAACTCAGGGGCCATTTCGCAGGCCAAATTATAGCGGAACGCCCGCAGATAGCCTGGCGGGAACGTCAATGGCGTAGCCAAAACGGCCGGTTGCGTCAGTTCTTTGACCGAAATGAAATGCCATTCCAGAAGCCGCAACGGCACCGGATAAATGAACATTTCAATGTCTGGGTAGGTCATATTCGTAAAAATGACCTGCGGGTATGTGGACGTAACAGTCTTGACGGCGATGCCGTCATACTGTTGCTGGTTGATGAACTTGATGCCGTAGGACACATTGGTCTGCGGGTCGCGGAAATAAGTCGCGTCATCTAGCAGAACAGGTCGGTTGCCAACAAAATCGCCGGTAGGGCCAAGCGTCCGGCTAAGAGCGCTTGGCGGCCACAGAAAGGTTTGGTCCTGCGTTGAAAAGACCGCCAGACGCTCTGTGTTCCACGAGTCGATCATCTGGTTCAGCGCTGTCAGCGCGTCCTGAGATGTCTCCGCTGAGGGCGTTTCGCCTTCTGCGAGGACGCCCAGAAGTCTCAGGGCTCCGTTGATCTGATCGCCCGCCGTCGTCGTCATTTGGATCGAACCTTTCCCAGCCGTTCTCTTCGTCGGCTTCGGCTTCCATTTCTAGCGTGGCGATCTTAACGCCATGACGCTCATGACGCAAATAAATCAGGGCCATTTTACACCTATGGAAAGGGCCAGGCGGGCCGTAGCCCGCCCGTAAGGTTATATTAAGACGCCAGAAGCGGGACAGAATACCAAGTCGTTGCGTCATATGCGATGAGCAGCGAGGAAGTATTGGCTGCAAGCACATAGTTGGAGTCAACTGTGATTGCATTGATGCCGTCGCCCGTAGCAGGCCATACTTTCAAAACAGCATTAGCGCCATTTTTAATGATGACCGTGCGCCCTGCAATAGCCGCTGGAAGTTTAACGCCTTTAGTA